ACTATATATAATAAATTACAGGGGGAAAAAAGTTTAAATAAATTAAATAAAACCTTTGGAAAATTAAAAATTCCTAATGAATTATTTGATTTTAAAAATGAATATAAAGAAAATTTTAAACTAACAAAAAAAGAAGTAAAAGAGATTATTAAAAAGGGGTTAGAAAATGACTAAAAAAGAACTATTAGAATATTTAATTGTTTTTATATTAGGTATATTTTTTATTATAGCTTTTATAAATCCGATATCTAAAGATTATACAATATGGAATTTAATTTATATTACAAAAGATTTATATAATTAATATATTTTTTGTTTTATTGTATGGGATATTATGATAATATCTATTATATTAACTAAAAAGGAGTACCGAAAATGATAAAATTGTCTGATAAGTTTCAAGAAGTTGAATTATTTATAGGGGAAATAATGCCCGAAAAGTCCGATACCGAAATAATAAACGAAGTCCGAAATGAATTTATGTTTAATATTTATGTAGATCATGCAAAAGATTTACTTCAAGAATTTAGGGGAGAAACCCGATTAGACCGATTGTATTCATAAAAGGTTGACTAAATAATATGATGTATGTTAAACCAAAAATGCATGATACAACTAAATCAGGAACTTGTATTATCGCCCAAGTCGGAAGTAATTTTATCCTCCCCTTTATTACTTCCGACAATTTTATAATCGCCCTCAATAAAAGCAGATGGATATTGTTTCCGAATCTCCGAAAGTCTAGCTACAATTTCATCCCGACTAAGTTTGTCAAGTTGATGAACAATAGTGTTTTGTCTGTTATCAGTAGAAAGACCTCCAAGTGCCGATCTTATTTTTTCTGCATTGATAGATGCAGAAAATTGACCATCTTCCTCTGCACCCCGACTCAAGTCCGAAAGTCTTTTAAGTTGACCCATGAGGGTAACTCCATATTTCTTTTCTCGAACTTCTCGGAGTTCTTTAAGGTGTTGGGTAACAAGTGGAAAATCTTTACCATTCAAAAGAAGACTAGCCGTTTTATTAGCTTGTCCATGAGAATAGCCCGATCTTCTAGCACACTCGGAATTGGAGTAAATACCCTCCATAATGAGTTCACAAAACTTCTTTTGTCTATTTGTAAGAAACTTTTCTTTTGGCATAATAAAAATACTATAGTGTTTCTACCATATTTTTTCAATTTAAAAACGGAAAAAAATGTCTTGACTTCACTCGTAACCTTTTTCAAGTGTAGAAAGTGTAACCAAAGTGTAACCAATAACCCTATAGCTGATAAGGGTTTGAGTAGTGTTTCTACACTTTCTACACTTTCTACACCTATATTTGAAAAAAAAATAATTTTAAAAAAATATGACAGAAACCCTATTACTAAAACTTTTTTGTTGACAGGGTATGGGATAAAATGTTAATTGTTAGGAATAAGTGGAGATTTATATGAAACAAGAAGAATTACCAATGCACCATGAACCATGTTTCGAGGACATTGTAATAAGAAGAACTAAGCAATGTATTGATGAGGGTTATTTCAAAGATTGGGATAGTTCGTATCAAGCCATGACGGAGTTCTTACAATTTGAACTAAAAAATGAAAGAGAGAAGAATAATGCAAAATTATAATAATCCAATTGACGAATTAAGAGAAAATTTAATCAAGGCTTTTAAACCTGTAGAGGAGTTTAGAAGTAAGATGGATGATTACTATGATGAATTTGGTAAGCCATCCGAAAGACCACCTTTTGGCGAGGCAGTTTTAGAGATTGAGGGATTAGTAAATGAAGAAGTTTCTAAGCTTGTTAAGGGTGGGAATATTGAATTAGCCAATAAGTTAAAGATGTGTATGAAAACTTTGAAGAGGGGTTTCTAATTATGGAAAATAAAAACCTCCGAGTTGATGTTGATTATGTAATAGGAAGACTTGAGGAAATTGTAAACTCGGTCTTCTTGCATACGGATGCAGAAGAATTTTTAAATGAATTAAAAGAAAATAATAAAAATCATATGCAGAAGAATAAAAACCATAATGATGCAGAAAATAACTTTTACGATGTCCATGATACCATGGACATTAACAAACTAACTAAGGAGATATTAAATGCAAATTAAAACTTTAGAAGTAAAAAATATTAGTCACTATGCAAGAGGTTCGGAAGAAACACCTTGTTATAATGCAACTGTTTATATTAATGGCAAAAGAGCCATTGAGGTTTCAAATGAGGGACATGGTGGAATGGACAGGCAAGACACATATCCAAACATTGAAGAAAGATGTTTAGTCCAACAAGCCAATGAATGGTGTATTAAAACTTATGGCAAGAAAACTCATAAGTATATGAGTAATGGAGAAGAAAAATCTTTTGAAATTGAAATGGATTTAGAACATGTTTGTCAGGATGCTTTATATGATTGGCTTGACAAAAAAACTCTTAAAAAAGATTTAAATGCTAAGTTTTTATGCCAAGAAGATAAGGAACTTTTTGCTTACAAAAAACCTAGAGGCTATGACGAAGATGAGTTCAAATCAGTTTTAAGAAATAGACATCCAAAAGCAACCTGTTTAAATTTTATACCTTTTGAGGATGCTCTTAAATTATATAAGGAGTTTGGTTAATGCCTAAAACAATTTCCAAATCACAAAGAACTAAAATGGTTATGAGTATTGATGATCTTTATGGAAGAGTTAACGAACTTTTTGAACTCTATGATGAGGGAGAAATGAATGAGATCAAAGCACATAAACTTTTTGGAGAATGTTGCGTTAATTTTTTATGTAAAGGTAATGAAATATTAGGAGGAAAAACATGAAAACAATGTTTTATTACTATGATCATGCTCATGGATATGGTGGAACTATTGGACAGTTTGGAGAGTTGATGGATTTCATTGATAACTCTTATGATAAGGATAGATTCACAATTCAAGATTGTTGGGATAGTCACAAACAATGTTGCAAAGATAATGATAACCCTATTGAGGAGGACTAAATGACAGTTAAAATAACAACTCCGACTTTCTTAGAGATTCAATCTCAAATAGCAGAATGGTTAATGATTTCAGAATTAGGAGATGAGAAATATAAAACCATGCTTGTGAAAACGGAGGATGAAGAAAGATATACTGATGAGGGTCAAGATATCTTTAACGACAAGTACGATGATGTTGAACAATTTTTATTAGGTTATTTTGAAAAGGAGGACTAAATGAATTTTGATCATGAAGAATTATTTCTTTTAGAAGAAGTTCTTAATTATCAAGCGGACATTATTTTGAATGACACAGATGATCATGGAATTATTCAAGTAAAGAATTTATGTAAACTATTAAAATTAATCAGGGAGAAAAAAAATGGGTAGAAAATCTAAATGGGAATTGGAGCAAGATAAAATAAAAGCCACAAGAAAAAAGGCTCTTAAAAATCTTACTGAACAACAATTAAAGGCACTTAATAAAACATACAAAGCATTAGAAAATGCTTTACATAATATCAGAGAGATAGATGATCTTTATGTATCAGACGTAAGAGAATTAGATCATTCTTTTTGGAGGCTTAAACATGAATTTAATTTGGGAGAAAAATAAATGGGTAGATATTATAATGGAGATATTGAGGGTAAATTTTGGTTCGGTGTTCAAAGTTCTAATGATGCTGATTACTTCGGATGTGAGGGCGAGTCTCATCACATAAGTTATTATTATCATGAGGGACATTTAGATCAAGTAAAAGAGGGGATCAAAGATTGTAAAAATGCTTTAGGAGAATATAAAAAGCATTTAGATAACTTCTTTAAAACCGATGGCAATGACGGATACAATGATAAGATGTTAACCGATTTTTTAGATAAGAATGTTATTGGTAGTCGCATTCATACCGAGAACGGAGTTAAGTTCTTTTTAGAATGGTATGCAAGACTTGATCTTGGAAAACAGATTCTTAAATGCATCAAGGACAATGGAGAATGTAGCTTTGAGGCAGAATTATAAGGAGGTAAACATGGCTAGAAAATACAAGAGGAAAACACCAAACATAACACATAATGGTATAATAAATGTATGGGATTATGTGTCGTTTGAAGATTATCCAAACGAATATGGTAAAAGAATTTACTTAGATATACCATCATTAGTAGATGCCTCCGAGCATGAACTACAAAGTAATAAAAAATATAAAAACTTTGAAGTTGAGTCTCATGGTGTAAAAAGGTGGGAGTGTTAAATGAGTAAACGAGGAGATAAGACAGGTCAAAGAATAAGGAATTCTATTCTTGACCTACATCTTCAAATTAAAAAAGAAAATAAAAATAAGACAAGGCAAGAACTAGGGGGGGATGAAAGATTTGAAGATCATCCTCATGCTGACAGAGACAAGGACATAGGTAGAGTTAAAAGAATATCTACGTCTACAATTCAAAATAGAAATAGGGAGTGAAGTAATGAGTTTTTATGATGGAATGAAAGTAGAAGATTTTGTAAAAGATATTCCTGACGATACGATCTTAATTGAAGTTCGAGGAGGGATGGTAAGTGATGTTCACAATGATTCCAATGGATATATGTTATTTGATTGGGATTCTATTGGAGAACAAGACACTATGGATTTTCATAAAGAAGTTTTAAAAAAATTATTGGAGAGATAAATGAGAAACCATATAGACCTTTGTTCGGGGATCGGTGGCTTTGCACTAGGATTCTCGTGGAGTAATTTAAATACTAAACCCAAACTATTCTGTGATACAGAAGAATGGTGTAGGAAAGTCATAGCCAAAAACTTTCCTAATGTACCAATAGCAAATGATGTAAAGGAGATTGCAAGTGACCCAAAAAGATTTATTCAAGAAAGACCATTCATCCTCACAAGTGGCTACCCATGTCAACCTTGGTCAGTCGCAGGTCATAGGAGAGGCGAAGAAGACCCTCGCCACATCTATCCGTACATCCAAAGAATTGTTGAACAAGTCAGACCCACTTTTACAGTTTACGAAAATGTTTATGGACACTTCTCCATGGGACTTGACGAGGTTCTCTTTCAAATGGAAAGCATTGGTTACGCAACGAGGACGTTTGTGTTTCCGTCTAGTTCAATCGGAGCTAGGCACAAAAGGGACAGGGTTTGGATCATTGGAAGAGACATGGGCGACCCCCAATACAATGGATCATCTTCCACCGAGATCGGAGGAGGCAACGAAGAAATTGCAGAATGGACACAGAAAGGGGAGAAAAAGACCGAGCAATCTAAGGGAGCAAGTAGACCCCAACACAGTCAAACTATATCCGACTCCGAGAGCCTCGGATGTGGAGGGGGGGATGG